TCTGGATGACGCTACTGATGTCGTGGATGGCACTGAATACGACTTCACCTACGACCTGCAAGCGAGCACCGGTGAAGTGGTGGTCTCGGAAAACAGCACGATCTACGGCGCGATCCGTTTCGTAGCCGATAACGCCACCGGCGAGAACCGCGATTACTATCTGCCATACGTCAAGCTGTCACCCAACGGCGACTACTCGCTGATCGGCGACGACTGGCAAACCATTGGCTTCAATATGGAGATCCTGAAGCTGGATGACGCCACTGAATCGATGTACATCACCGACATCCCTGTGTTAACTCCGTAATTCGTTGCGGCCATGTTGGGGCACCGGGCAATGCTCGCGTGCCCTTTTTTATGCGATAGAAACCTAACAAGGTGAAATTCTATGCCCCTCAAGACTTATAAACCCATCTCCACCCTATCCCACTCGGCGACTCCGACAGTTTCGGCGTACGCGGCTTGAACAGCCAGGACATCAGCATCCTGCTTTCCTCTAATGCAGAGATCCTGGAGGAGATGATGAACGTTCTGGGCGATTTAGTGAATGTATCGACCCACGGCGAGGTGGACGTCAAACCGATCGACCAGAAGCTCGGGAGTGCTCTTCTGCATATCGCCCAAAGCTCCCCGCAATTCATGTGCTCGGTGATCGCACTGGCGTGTGTAGAGAATCAAGGCGGGGACGATTTCGCTGAGTTGATGGGGGTTGCAGCAGGCCTGCCGGCGCCCACGCAGATAGAAGCGGTCATGGAGATTGCCCGACTGACTTTCCACGAGGTAGGCGGCATAAAAAAGTTCATAAGCCAGGCAAGCCAGTTCCTCGGCGCGCTAAAACCGCGAGCAAGCCTGGAAGCGTAGAGCATGAAACGCCACTGATCCGGTTTTATCGCGGCCTGACACGCGATGTCAGCCTGCTCCTGGGCTGCGGTCACGCGGAAGCGATGACATACACCGTCGCAAAAGTCTGGTCGGAGTGCAATATTGTTAGGCGGCGGATCGCGCAAGACGTTAGACTGAACGCCACCGTACTGCAAACCGCGATGGCCTCGATCCTGTCGAAGAAAGGCGGCAAGCAACTCAAAGAACTTTTAGAGAACCTTGACGATGGCGGCTGATAAAAGGCGAGAAGTTGAGTTAATAATCAAGGCCAACGACACCAGTGAAAAAACGGTGAAGTCGGTTACGGCCGCCATAAAATCGCTCTCAGCCGGTATCGAGGCCCAACGTGACGCCGCACTCAAAGGTGATGCGTCTCTCAACGATCTGAAGAACACGTATCGCGATTTGGAGAGCGCCGGCAAACGGCTACTCGGTCTGGACGCCTTGATCGATAGGTTTCGTCGGGTCTCTCAGAGTGTGGAAGATGCTCGGCAAAAGGCCGACCGGACCCGTCAAACCTTCGAAGCGCTCGGCTACGAACAAGCCGCTTTATCCAATGTTACCGCAGCCCAGGACCGCGAACTGCGCAGGCTCAGTAAGAGCGCTGAAGCGGCCGACCGGGCTTTCGCGTCCCAGCAAAAAACTTTAGCCACCATCGCATCCGAACTGGCGCAAGCAGGCGTCAACACGGCGGATCTTGCCGACGCGGAAAACCGTCTTGTCCAAGCTGCCCAGGAGCAGAGTCAAGCACAACGGCGCGCCGGTACGGCCGTCCGCGAGTACGCCAATGACGTGAAGGCGCTCCGCGAGCAGCAGCGACTCATGGAAGCCCAGCAAAAGCGCATGGCGGAGGACATCGCATTCCAGCAACAGATCGAAGGTGCCGCGCAACTTCGCCGCTCGGCCGAGTACGTCCGGTTTTGGACGCAAGCTCTCGATGAGGCGGACCGTAAAGAGCGTGAGCTGCAAGACAGCAAACTGTGGGACCAGAAAGTCGCTGACGCCGCGAAAGCTCGTCAGGCGGCTGAATATGTTAACTGGTGGTCCGAGGCGCTGGATGAGGCGGACCGTAAAGAGCGTGAATTAGCCGACAATCGGTTGTGGGAGCAGAAAGTCGCTGATGCCGCGAAAGCTCGTCAGGCGGCGGAGTACGCCCGCTGGTGGTCTGAGGCGCTGGATCGGGTCGACAAGCAAGAGCGGGGCATGAGGAGCAGCGCTGCCGGACTGTTCGAAGCCAGGGCCAACGGGATGCAGAAGGCGCAGAAGAGTGCGCGAGCGTTGGCCGATGAGTACCAGCGTCTTAATTCTGCCCAGGCCAAGCTGTCCGACACCGTACGCCGCACACCGGTCAACCCGTTCGAATCTAACGGGCGCACAACCCTGTCCTTACTGCAGAGGTTGCGCGGCGAGATTCTGGGGGCCATCTCAGGTGTCGCTGCCGTAATACAGACCGCCAAAACTGAACAGCAAACGATGGCCAAGCTGCTGGCGGTGTCGGATAACGACGTCCACGCTGCAGCCGAGGAGTTCAAGTACCTTCGGGAGCAGGCAGAACGCCTCGGCCTGTACCTACCGGATCTCGCCAAAACCTATTCATCGTTCGCGATATCCGCTAAAGCCTCGGGTATGCAAGTTGACGAGATGCGTTTCGTGTTCGAGCGTCTGGCCGAGGCTGGCCGTGTGATGAACCTCAGCAACGACGATATGGACGGCGTGTTCAAAGCGCTGACCCAGATGATATCTAAAGGCACCGTCCAGGCCGAAGAGCTAAGAGGGCAGCTGGGCGACCGACTCCCGGGCGCCATCGTCATGGCTGCGAAAGGCTACGAAGGCGGGATGCGTGAGTTCGTCAAGCAGATGGAGCAGGGCAACGTTGAAGCCATCGGCAACGTGTTGAACCTGGCCCGTAATATGGATGAGGCGTTCGGCCAACAGCTGGAGGGCGCATTGGGCGGCCTGAACGCCGTAGAAAACCGGTTCAGAAACTCACTCGATGAGTTCCGTAAGATTATTGCCGACGCGGGTTTAACGGAAGCGTATCAGCGGCTACTTGCTCGGTTAACGGAGTTTTTCCGGTCTGAAGATGGTCGGAAGTTTGCCGAGGGGTTGGCTAAGGCGTTTACGGCCCTGGTGGACGCGCTGATCTACGTCATCGACAATTTCGAAACATTCCAAGCTGTTGCTGAGGGTATCATCGGCCTTTACCTCGCTCGTCAGTTTTTCAACCTGACAACGGCGACGGCCAACTATACCCGCGAGCTGATCGCCATGAACCGCGCCGCGAAAAACGGTTCGGTGCAGTTCAGCGGTATGCAGAAGAGCTTCATGCTGCTGTCCTCGGCGATCGTCGGCTGGGAGGTCGGCACGGTTCTGTCAGAGAAATTCGAGTTCGTACGTCAAGCCGGTGTCGCGTTGGTGACCGGGCTGCTGACAGCCTTCACGCGGTTGAAATTCGAAGCACTCATTGTCTGGACGGAGTTAACTGACTCCTGGCAGGACGTGTTGGTGAAGCTGTTCAACGCCACCACGAAGACGTTCCGGCAGATCCTCGAAGTGTGGGAGAAAGCTGCGCGCGCTGTGGGGCAGGACACTATTGCCAATTCGATCGCCAAAACACTCGGGGCGATCACTCTGGAGCAGACGAAAGGCGCCCGCGGGCAGGTCGCAGCGCTGCGCGCAGAACTCGATAAAGAACTGAAGCACATCCAGGAAACCGGGCACCAGATGTTCATGGACGCCTCGGATGCTGCACGAAAAGCGCAGGCTGAATTGGATAGAACGCGCGGCCCAGGCGCGGGGCGGACGGGAGACCCCGGCGGCGGCCCGCCAACCTACGGCAGTGAGGGCGACGCGGCCGATAAGCTGCTCGCTAAATACGCACAGCTGTTGGCTCAGATCGAAGGCATTGAAGCGCAGTCGCTTAAAAAACAGAAAGAGAGCATCGAGTCTGTGACAGCCGGCATCGAGCTGCAGTACCAGGCGCTTTTCCGTAAAATCAATGATTCCGGCGTTCAAGGGGCGACCGAGCTCCAAGCCCGCTTACGTGCAGCAGTGGACGTGCTGAAGTCCGAGGCGATCGAACGGATCACCACCGAACAGCTGAATCGTGTCGAAGCGGTGATGCAAAAGTTCGCGCAGATCGAAACAACACTCGGCAAGTCATCCTCGCTGTCTGATCGGCTCACTGCCATCGACTCCACTTATCAGGCACTGTATCGCGACATTCAGCAACTGGACGAAGAGCGCGCGCAGGCCTTGAAAGGTCAGCTGGATACGATGGTGGAGCAACTCAAGACGCTGGAGGCACAGAAATACGCCGAGGACACCATTCGTGATACCGAGCGAGAGATGAGTCAGCTGATCTCAGCACGGAATGATCAAATCAAGGCCACGACCGACCTCATGACGGCCGGACTATTGAGCGAGGCTGAAGGTCGCGAACGCGTTAAAAAAATCATCGCTGATTCTCAGCCAGCTATTGAGGCCTACGCGGCAGAATCCCGGGCGGCCGTAGAAGCCTTGCGCGGTCTCGTATCTGATAACGTGCTCGACGCCGTGATCGCAAAAATCGATCTGGCAGCTACCAGTGCTAACCGGTTTAAGACCGAGCTGTATTCAGCGAACCAAGCCAATTACGATTTAGCTTCGGGGCTCACTCAGGCTCTGGACGAGAGTGCCCAGGGTTTCGGCCGAGCTATCCAAAATGCAGAGAGTTTCGGCGATGCGATCCGGAACACCGGGAAGGCCTTCGCTAATTTCGCCGCCGATTTTTTGCGCCGTATTGCTACAATGATCATTCAGCAGCTGATCCTCAATGCGCTACAGCGTAGCGGCTATGGCGGCGCTATCGCAGGGGCCGTCAACACGGCAGTCGCTCACGAAGGCGGCGTGGTCGGGTCCACCACAAACCGGTCACGATCGGTCCCGGGATATCTGTTCGCCAATGCGCCCCGGTATCATGAAGGCGGGGTGCCCAACCTGGCGGCCGACGAATACGCAGCAGTGCTTAAGAAAAACGAAGAGGTGCTGACAGATGACGATCCACGTAATATCCTTAATGGCGGCGGAATGAACGGCGCTGGCGCCGCCCCGCAGATGAACGTGGAAGTTGTCAATGCGCTGGACGTCGACAGTGTCGCGAACGCTCTGGGCTCCAGCAAGGCTTTCACCAAACAAGTGTTGAATGTGATTAACGTCAACCGCAGTCAGGTCCAACAAGTAGTGAGAAACCGCTGATGGCATGGGAAACCGGAACCGCCGCAAACCACCGTGATCTGATGAACAGACTGGTCACGTTTCTTTCGACTAACGCATCGCTCGTAGCCGCATCGCAGAATTGGGAGGTTTTGAGGGCGCCGGTGGCCTTGCCGTTCACCGCTACGGCTCCGAACGGTCGTATCGCATTCGGTACCCAACAACTTCCCAGTACGACCCCGGATGGGTGGCCGAGCGAGATCATAGTTGACCCGTGTCGTCTGAAGGTCACCGCAACTCTGAACGCGCCTTCGTCCGGTACGTATCTGTTCACGTTCTATCACGGAGATTGGCTGGAGCTGCGAATCGATGGAGCTCTCGTCCTGGGGGCCTACTTCACGAATATAACCGGCACGTTCGCCACCAGCGGCACCAGCACAGTGAGTCTCACCCTTTCGTCCGGAAATCACAATATCGATATCCGTCTGATAAGTCGCGCAGGACCGACGGACCGGCGAGGGATAGGGTTCGGCTGGCGTAAGCCCGGAGATGCGTCACCATCGATAGTACCGGCCGCAAACCTCTCTGACCTGGCGATAGAGTGGGGCTACAACCCCGCTGCGAATTTTCAAGGCACCACGGGCACCGCTCAGAATTTCGCAACGGCGATGCTCGATCAAGAGTGCGCGCTGAAAGGCCCCGGCGCATCAGGCACCGATGAGATATTCGTTAATCTGTACACCACATCGGGATTCTCGGCAGATACGTTCAATATGATTGTTCGCGGCGCCACCGGATTTTCGGATACGGCCGTGATGTACGATCAACCCGGCCGGTCAAGCTATGATGCGGCGATGCTACTCTGGGAGCAGCCGATTACATACTGGTTCATCGCCAACGGCCGCCGCTTCATCGTCATCGCCAAGGTCTCCACCACATATGAATCGGCGTACGCGGGACTCGGTCTACCCTATGGCCTCCCGACCGAGTTTCCTTACATGCTGGTGATAGGCACGTCCTCATCGGATGCTGAATTCCGGTTTTCCGACACGTCCACGGCGCACACGTCCTTCTGGCGTCCAGGCCTGGCCTCTAACAGCACGGACAGCCCCACATGCTTGCAGATGCGTGACACCGCAGGCGTGTGGCAGAAGTTCACAAACTTGGGATCGGCGAACGGCTGGGTCTACCCTACGAACGCGACGTCGATGCACGTTGAAAGACCTGCGCCAGATGGCAGCTACGCGTTGACGCCTTTGGTCCTGTTCAACGCCACCAACGTGTACGGCGAGCTGGACGGCGTCTATCACGTATCTGGTTTCGGGAACGCCTCAGAGAACACCATAACCATTGAAGGGCAAGACTATTTAGTCGTTCAAGGGGCTAACGGCACCACGGCCGTCGATTACGCGGCGATAAAACTGGAGTAAAACATGTCATATCAAACTGGCGTATCCGGCTCTGTGAACGATTTTATCGGCGCGCTGTTCTCTTTCCTAACCGCTGCTGACTTCACCGAGAGCACATCGTGGACGAACGGGTCAGACACCTATCGCACGCTACTGAAAGATGGGATCTATTTCGTCATCGCGTTTAACGCCGATAACATCTTCCTGAACACCGCCACGTCGTTGTCAGGCAGTGGCGGCACTACAGCTCAGCCGGGGGCGGCCTCCTCGTCCATGCTTGTGAATAAGGTCACAGGCCCGCACATCAGCTACCACCTGTTCTATGACGGCATGGCCTGCAATGCCGTCATAGAGGTGGCCACCAATGTTTTCGCGCATCTCAATTTCGGTTTTGTCACAAAAAACGGTGTGTGGACTGGTGGCGCTTTCGTGTCCGGAAATTACACTACGACCACCACAAACCTAGACTTGTTGGGGTCCTATAACTATCTCCCTTTCCACACGCGCACATTCAACAACGACGGACAGCCGCCAGCTTCGGTCAAACAACATCTCAGAAGCGACATAACCACTGTCAACGGTCTGTCCGGCTTTGGGGCCACATTCACCAACGCCAGCACGACGACTTTCAATAAAGCGTGGGTAGACGCTGGCGGCGGACGGATGCTGCTTAATGCCAACCCTAACGCTTTCAACGGCCGATCCGTGATCGTGCCCATCACATTGATACAGTCTTCTACCGGAACGGGCGGCCCCTACTACCAGATCGGCCACATACCGAATGCAGGGCTCATCAACATCGCCAACATCGAACCGAAGGCCATCGTCAACACTGATTGGATGGTCTTCCCCATCGGCCTGAAGGGTAGCGTTGGTAGTACCTACATCCGCAGCTTCAACACCGCTATGGCGTACCGTCAATGAGCACGCTGTATTCGTCGTTGCTATTTGACGCGCAGGGTCCGCACTCCGTAAATCTGTACGACGTCTCCCTACCCGTCATCGACGGAGTGTTTCAAGGTCAAGAGCTGCTTCAGGGCGGCGTTAAAACTTTCAATGGCCAGGTAAGCGAGCCCGCTTTGACGCATCCGGGGTCTTTGTGGTTCGGCGTGAATTGGACGTTCTACGACCGCATACTGATAATTCCGCCCTACATCGATGTGGGTAACTTGATCACCGTCACCACCCGCATCATCCAGGTGTGGAATGGCTACCTGGATAACAGAACGGTCGAGAATTTCCAGCGCATCAACGACGAGGGCATAGATGTCATCGCCCCGGCCGCTACGCCGTACGAATTGCGCCCGCTCGAACTGGTAGACTACATCTTCGCGGTAGGTCTTGACGGCCCGGCATCCATCAATGCCGAATACATCTGGACGATCGAGGGTGAAGACTACGAAGCGCTGATCGAAGGTTTTCGGGCGTTCGTGTTCCCGTTCCCTCCAAACTTTCGCCAATCGTTTCGCGAGACCCTGGAGTGGCGCACAAACGTGCTTCGCTCGTACAGCGGTAAAGAGCAGCGCCGCAGCGTTCGCCAAAAAGCAAGACGTAATTTCGATTACGAATTCTGGATCGGCAAAGACGCACAGCAGCTTTTCCAGAATTCCATGCTGGGTTGGCAAAACCGCGTTTTCGCGCTCCCTGTGTGGAACGATAAGCGGTTGCTACCGACAGATCTGACACAAGGCGCGCTCGCGATCCCTATAAACACGGCCGGCTACAGCTTCGAAGCCGGAGGCGCGCTCATTATCCTGAAGAGTGAACAGGAATATGAAGTGCTGGATATCGACACGGTCGGCGCGGAGATAACGCTGGTGGCGACGGTGCAGCAAGACTGGCCTGCAGGCACGCCGGTCTACCCGATGATCGCCGCACACTTGCCCACGGCCGTGTCGACCAGGCAGCTGACGGACACGATACTGGAAGGCTCCGTACAGTTTACGCCAGACCCCAGCGTCACCGACCCGTACATCCCCACGTCGACACCCGGCACGGTTTACGACGGTCTCGAAGTCATCACGATCCAACCTAACTGGGGCCAGTCTGTAGATAAGGATTTCGCTTACGAATTCGACACCGTCGATATGGGCATCGGTAAGATCACCTGGCTCACGACCGAATCGTTCGCAAGGATCATCCGTCGCTACTCCTGGCTGCTGAAAACCCGCGATGAGATCACCGAGTTTCGGGCGTTCCTGGGTCGACGCCAGGGAAAATTTAAGACCTGCTGGATCCCGTCGTGGTCGTACGACTTCGAGGTTACGGGAGACGTTTCGAGCACGGACACCAACCTCATCACGAAAGATAATGGGTTCTTCGATTTCATCGGCGCCAATCCGGTTTTCGACAGAGTGATGATCCGCTTGAAGGTCAACGCTACGACGTCAGGCGAGATTTTCTACCGGCGCATAACCGGTATGTCGCGGGATCCGATAACCCGACTGGTCACGCTGTCGTTTGATGGTGCTTTCGGCATAGCGTTTGCCGCGACAGATGTCTTGACGATACACTACCTGTTCAAGTGCCGACTGGACACCGATCGGATCTTGCTGGAGTGGCGGTCAAACAATGTGGCCGTCGTGAATACGAACTTCATCACGGTAGCTGAGTAATGGCGTACGACCTCATCGCGATCAGCACGGACTCCGCTAAGCCCGTGGAGCTGTTCCACTTTCACTATTCCGGCAACGACTGGTACTACACGTCGTCTGCAGAGATCATCACCCGCAACACGATCAATTACGCTCCGGCGGCCATATCGAGCAGCGACCGCCAGCCGACCATGGATCCGACCAAGGCCAATATCACAATCACCATGTCTGCCGATAACCCTGTTGGAGAGCTGTTCCGCATAGTGCCGCCCAGCGAGGCCGTAATCATCACGATCTACGACGGTAACTTCGATGACGACGATTTCGTTGTAGGCTGGAAAGGCCGCATCCTAGGCGCCGAGTGGATCGACGGATCGTTGTTGCGGTTGAACAGCGAGAGCGCTTTTTCCTCAGCTCTTCGCCAAGGTGTCCGCAGGAATATTCAAGCGAACTGCCCGTTCGTGCTGTACGGCCCGCTATGTGGCGTCGCCCGTTCGCTGTTCGAAGAGATTACGCAAAGCCTGGGATTGAGCGGCGTATCCGTGGTGGCTCAAGCGGCAGCAGGGAAAATCGATAACTACTATGCGGGCGGCATGATCACCTGGGTCAACAACCCCAACGGCAACATCGAGAAGCGGTTTATTCGGACGTCCGTAGGTGTCACCGGCGAATTGATTTTGAACGCTCGCCCCGTCGGCCTGACACCCGGGATGGAGGTTAAAATTTACGCAGGATGCAGTCACGCACTTGAGGACGAGAATGGTTGCGTGCCAAAATTCAATAACGGACCGCGATACGGCGGCACGCCATACATGCCGAATAAAAATCCTTTCGGTGGATCCACTATCTACTAACTGGTGACGCTATGTGGGCACAGCTTCTTATCTCCGTGATCATGATGGTGATCAGCTACGCTATCCAGATGGCCAATGCACCTAAACCTCAAGACGCCACAGCCGGCGCTCTCGACATCCCGGCCCCCCAGCCAGGCGCGCTTCTCGCCGTCGACTTCGGCACCAATCTGGTGAAGGACGCGAACATAATCTACTACGGCAACGCCTCTACGACGCCCATTCGCGCGTCCGGAGGTAAGTAGTGGAGGACGACGATTTTATAGTGACGGTCCAGGATGCCCGCGCAGTCGGATACTGCCGACGCGGATCCCACACATTCAGCGAGATGTATGGCCTGGATTGGATGGACTACCTCCACAACGGCATCCCCGCATCCAAGTTACGCAGCCTTAACGACGCTCTGGTCAACAAGGTTATCGAGCAGGCGAGAAAACGAATCCAATTAGAGGCCTCGAATGGGAAAGTCGAATGACATCGTAACCGGGTACGAGTACCGCCTGGACGTCCAGATGGCCTTGACACACGGCCCAATCGATTCGCTGACTGAATTTATTTACGGCGAGCGTCAAGCGTGGGAGGGTGAGATCACCGGCAACGAGACGGTATTCATCTCTAAGCCTGAGTTGTTTGGCGGAGAAACGCGAGAGGGCGGCGTCGAAGGCTACCTGACCGTCACCATGGGCGATAGCGAGATCCCCGATCCGCATCTAGTCGAAACCATCGGCCCGAACGTCCCTGCGTATATCGGGATGTG